ATTTATTCTCTACTATTATTTATTACAATTTGTAAAATTTAATAAATAATAATAAAATTCTTTACTTTTCATAAAAATACTATATTATTTATGAAATGACTATAGACTATTTTTTTAGAGATGTATGTTTAGTAACCACAATCCTTTTTTTATGGTTTAACACTGATGCATTTATAGAGTATTTAAAGCTGTTTCACGCTGAAGGATTAATTTCAGAATATCTTAAGCATTCTGAAACCCCCTTACCTACCTATTTGTTTTTACAGCGAGTTAATTATAAAAACAGAACTGTTAAATTTATACTCAAGCTTCTGTCTTGTCCAGTTTGTCTAGGTATGGTTCTATCCGTTTTTATAGGACTCATAAAGTCTGATATAACCTACATTCCATTGATCTATATTGGGGCAATGATAACGTATATGACTTTACTTAAACTTAAAGAGTCGATTTAATATCCTCTAACATTGCCTTAGCCTCTTCTCTCCTATCAGCCATTTCAAATATTTGATAGTTATCGTTCTTAGCATAAAACCATACTGCCTTATTGGACTTAACCCTCAAAGGAGTATACTTTTCTAAGATTGTTTGATAAAGGGACATCTGCAAAGCGTATGTATTATTTTCACATACATCCAAATGCTTCAGCGGAGGAGCAAACTTATTCCTATATTTACTCTTCATATCAAACCTTAGATTCGTTTTAAAGTCATATATCTCATATTGGTTGAGTAAGGTATTATAAGCTAAGAGGTCTAAGGTTCCACATATCTTTGTATCGTCAACATCTCCCAATACAAATTCATTTTTAATAGGAAGTATATGTTTATGATCTTTATAAAAATTGTCGAAGTGGTTGATTAATATCTTCAGATTAGCGTTAAGATTCCTTCTATCCTCGTCTTCGAAAGAGGCATAATGTTTATCATTATCCTCGTATACATTAATACGATTTCTAAAATAGTTATCTATATAGTAGTGCAATATTGTGCCTTGTTGTGTGGCACGAAGGTTTTTAATTCTCCAAGCATCAAGTATTTCTTCTTGGGACACGCCTATTTCCTTTGCCTTTCTTTTTGAAATCTTATCCGCTTCAAATTCTGGTTTATAATGCTCAATCAATTTTGATACTGACATTGGAGCAGGTTTACCATCGACAATATATTTATGACCGCTTTCAAAGAATGTTATCTTGTTGAAAACTTGTAGGCTTAGTAGATCATTTAGCATGTTTTTTAGGGAGACGTTTCAACTTACATTGACAATTCTCATATAAACTACATTCTACACAAGTTCTATCATTATTCAAGTAGAAATCTGGTCGCCAACAAGCATTCGTGGTAAGTATCGCTACATGTGCAGGGTTATTCAAGCTTAATACTTCTGCTTTCTTAGTGCTTACCGAATATGGAATTGGTGTGTTCGCCAACTCTCTACGTCTTTTACGTTCAATGTTCTCTCTACTCTTAAATTTTTTAACATAGCACTTAAGAATCTTTAAAGGGATTTCTTTAGTGATTTGACAGTTGAATTGCTTACGAATATCTTTTTCAAGATGTCCTTCTTTCAAAAGTTTTCTTGCATCTCTACAGATATAGTATTGTGCATATTCTTCAGCGGTATCAAATTTTAATTTTGCAGCTTGTTTCTGCAAAATTTTTCGTGAAAGTAATATTTTTACACCTGTTAAAATACAAGTAATTTCGTTTTTTCGAATCTTAAGTTTGAATACTTCAGGTTTCTTCTCTAGTTTCGGAGGTAAAACAACGGGTAATTTTTTACTCTTTTTAAGAGGTTTTTCAATTTTTTTAATTTTAGGCTTTCTGCCTCGCTTAAGAGGTTTATCTAACTTTTTTGACCTACGAGGTTTCTTAACAGGTTTATTTTTTACCTGTGTATTCACCTTTTTAATCTTTTTAGTTCTTGCCATATTTCTTTTAATTATATAGATTTACTAGAAAAAGACAATAAAATAATGCGGAAAGAGGCATTAACCTTGCTTTCCGCAGCACTTTAATTAATTAAAATTTAGATTTATGCACCAAAGCCAATCACCTTTTCTTCAACTATTGATTTATCTTGAATTGGGTCTTTTTCACTCAAATTGAAAATATCACCTAAAGACATTGGTTTAGCAACCTTATAATTCACGTTCAGACTGTCAATTAATTTCTGTGCCGTGGGAACTGAAAGGTTTTTGAATTCGTATTCAACCTTCAATCGACCCTTACGAACTAAAGCTTTATCGATTAATTTTTTTGGACTATTATAGGTGGCAATAATAGATATTTTAAAAATGTCTCCCATTATACCGTCTGTAATATTTAAAATAGTTGACACTAAAGATGAGGACGATTCATCACTTTCCCTCGTTAGAAGTGCTTTTTCGGCGTCCTCTATAACTATGACACTACCCTTCTTGTTGAGAAGTGAGGGAATGAATCCTGGATCAGTTAAACTATCAATAAAAGCAATTGGAACATATATCATCTCGCGTTTAATCTGAGATGCTAGATGTTTAATAAGTGTTGATTTACCTACACCCGGAGGTCCATGAAACAAATATAACCCCGATTTCTTCTGATCTAAGTTCTCCAATATGGATTTATACACATCTTGAAAGTCTGGTTCAAAGTTAGTAGTGATGTCAAAGGTTTTAGGAATTTCTACTTTAAATGGAACAAATTCGATTCCTGCGTCCCCTTTTATAATAGTAGTAATAAAGCTTCCTTCCTCCTTCTCCGCACGATATTTGTCAAAGGCAGTAAGATCAAATGTGGTTCCTGGTCGGTGGAAAACTGTTATTTTGAATAAGTTAGATGCATTTTCAGAGTTAAGTCTATTACGAACCTTATCTATAGCAATGATGCATTCTTTGTATGAGAAGTAGGCTATATATCTCTTCCGTTCCTCCTCAAAGATAAGCTCGTCAGAAGATACCTGAATTGGAGATTGTGTATTTTCTTCCAAAAAGGTTTCATCACAAATTAACGATCCAGTTTTTCGAAAATGTTCTAATAGTCTATCATCGTAAATTATGTTCGATTCTATAACACATGGACAGTAACCATATATATTTAAAAATATATATCGCGCAGATTGATCCCCAAAATTATACCCCTTTTCGAAAAGCTGGATATCAGAAGGAATTTTAAATGGGTTTCCTTCACCAGTGAGTAAGTTTTTATGCATTCTTATGTAAGGATTTTCACTCGTTCTATCTCAAACATTCCATCATTATGACTTGGGTTTCCTCTAAGGATTCCCGTATATTTAATTCCATTCCATGTCCAACCAACTATATCCCCCGATTCCATCTCAACGTCTTGTATTCCACTATCATAATCTTCAAAGTCTGCATAAAAATCGGTTATTGATTCATCCAAAGAATCCTTACTCACGTATTTAGTTATATCCATCATATATTTTATTAACTACCTGATATTACACTACATCTTGAAAAAATCAATAGTTAATCATTCTCAATACCAGAATCGATCAATGCAGTTAATGCTTGCTCACGAATTTCACCTAACAGTCCTTCTATATCTTCAGATGGTTCATCAATTAAATCTACAATATTTTTTAGGGATGTAGATAGAATACTCTGAACCTTAGCACCTTCTTCTTCAGCAGTTGGTTGAGGTGTTATAACTAGTTCTCCATCCTCTTTTAATACTTGTTTAGCGTAGACTTTTTTAAGTGAATATAACATATGAATTATTTATCCTTTTCAAGCGTTTTATTAAGGGGTTGCAATCAAACTGCCATCTTCTTCGGCAAAGCACTTACCACTTTCTTTTATATACATTCTGATTTGTTCAGCACGTAAATCAGGTGGGCCTTCTAAGCGAATAACGGCAGGGCAATCAACTAGTGGAAAGTATATGCCCTTATTCTTTTCATAGGTATTAACCATAGCATCAATAATATAATCAATTTCCTGCCTGAATCCTAAGTTTTCTTTTGTAGCAGTCTTATTAAGTTTAATTTCGTCTCTTAAGGGCATATAGAAAATAATGTCATAATGCTTAACCATTTGGTTTACTATGACCCTACTATCCATAATAAACTCATCATCAACCTTGCCTTTACCGTTAGAGTTTAACCATAGTGAATACGCGATATTCTCGACTATACCGTTAGTAAACAATACAAAGTATTCATTGTTCATTATAGCTTCTTGAAGTTCATCTACAAGTGCGTCAAGAATTATCTTCTGACTTTTTTTATCCCCCTTACGATTTAGTTTTAGTTTTATATCACCAATCTTATCTTTATAAGAAGGACTAGGAGTTTTATACATGGGCCACTTCTTCTGAAAATTTTTAATAAAGTCTGCCCTGCCATTGTCGTGAGTGCTGATTACTGCTAGTTTCATATTAATATAGTTCCTTACGCATTTTCATATTATGTTGTTTTAAAAATCCACTAATATACCCAATAATATTTTCTTTACCTTTACGATTCATTGAGTGAACGGTGTATTTAGGAAATGTCTCCCTATTTTTCAAGCAATAATCACATAACCATTTAGCACAATCTAATCCAGTAGGGAATTTATAAGTATCGTAAGGGATTTCTTTAATGTCATCTTGGTTAACAACTGGATAATGTTCATCTTTTAAATCATGATCCAGAGACATCATTATGGGTAATCCTCTCATTAAGATAGTTTTTACAAACTCATCGTAGTTTCTTACAACTACCCAAGAACGAAAGTCCTTCGGTAATGTAAGCCACGTAACGTGTTTTACATCTCTTTCATCATCTAAAAAAAGATAATATTGACTACTAAACTCGTTATACATCCTTAGACAGTTCTCGTCTTATACTATTTCCAAAATCTTTATTGATGTCATCTGTGACAATATCAGAATAGGGTAAAGAGTCAAATATATAAATATTTTCAAGTTTCAGTTTCTTTCCCAATTCCTTCTTAATAGTTTTAGCTACATTAATAGATTTATAGATATGTTCTGGCTCCCACTCACTACATATATCTACTGAGGAAGAAAACAATAAGGATTCAACTATTAGGTTCCACTCATCTTTAGTTAATGATAAGTTTATTATATCGTTAGCAGTATTACTCATAACAATATATATCTTATCACGTTATATGAAATTATCAATACAACTTATTGACTTTGTTGGGGTAATGCTATCTTAGCAGATTGTAACAATTTCAATACATCATCTGGATTAGTAGTTTTTGATAACTGTTGAATAATTGGATGATTGGTGTCGTATGTTGTCGTTGTAGGAACTGGGGCAGATGAATTTGGGCCAGTAGGAGTTGTGGTTGGTGTGGTTCCTGTAGAACCGCTTGTAACTGGTGCAGAACCATTGGGAGATGTTGTAGTAGGGTTAATACCGACTCCAATTGGCGCACCATCTTCATCAAGTCTACCATTCTTTATCTTATCGAATAATTCTTCAAATTTGCTCATGTCTATATTTATTCTTTATCTTGATATTTTCTTCACATTTTCTTTATCAGTATCCAATGGTAGTTCATCAACAGGAACAAATCCGTGACTAAATGCTTTAGTTTTTCTATACCGTGATAAGACTGAATCTAAACGCTTAACGTTGGCAAATTTAGTTATTTTAGTATAGTTAACCTTATGTTTTTCAATTACTGCGATTGCTGCGGCTTCCATCTCTTTATCATTATAAGTGGATACCTTACAACAAGGATAAGGTAAAATTTTCAGAACTTTTTCAAAAACTTTACTTTTTAAAAAATAGTTGGCAATTTTAGCTCCGCTTTGATGATTAGAAAAAGGATATAATAAAAGCACCTTTGGGTAATGCGTCTTAATGTTGTTATAAGCATAGTCTATATTCTCAATACAGAAGTTATAGAAAAGATTATGGACATCCCCTGATCCTCTACCACTAGTGTTGAAGGCTATATTATTACTACTGCAAAAAAATGCAACATCCTGCACTGATTTTAATAGTATAGGAAACGAGTCTATAACACAAACTCTAGATTTGTCAAACTGTTTATATTTTAGTTTCATTTTATCAAAGCTTCAAGAATCTCAAAAGAGATGTTATCTTGTTCTGCTTCGTGTATTATAGCATGAAACTCCTCAAAAATCTTGTTAATTCTTTCCTCGTAGTCAAGAATTTTGGAATAGGTGTCTGGTGTGAAATTTAAAAGCTTCTGATTTTCAAGGATTGTCATGCCCTCAATAAGGTCGATTTTACTACCTAAAAACCTCTTAAGTTGAAAAAGTGTTTTGATAGCAGGGGATAGGGCTAAATGTTCTTCTTCCGTCACAGGTTCTTTAATTTTAACACCTTTCTCATTGACCAATCCAAGTTCATAAGCAACAAACTCGGTAAATGGTTTCTTTAATTCAGCTAACAGTAACTGATTTGTCAATACTTCTGAAATTCTTTCTTTAAGCATAGAGTTATAGGCGATTCCATGAATGTGCATATTTCCAGATGGATTGTATTTACACCCTCTTCCATAAGCTGTAGAACCGCAAAAGGAGCATTTTTTAGGGTCATCTGGATGGAAATGTATACCAGAGGGAGAGTATTTACACCCTTTACCATATGATGTGGAACTACAAAAAACGCATCGACTTAATTGACTCATATCTTTATTTATTGAATAATAGCAGATTTGAAATCATTGTCCATCATCTATTTTAACCCTATGTAACCGACAATGAATGTTGTCGTTATAGTATTCTTTAGAGAATAAAACATTATAGTCAAATAGCATTTTTGCTTCCTCATACATTAACTGGCTTTTCGAACAACATGCTTTGATAATTGAGAAAGTAAAGTTCTCCATACCGAACTGTTTAATATCTTCGTTTAGTTTTTTACAGGAACCAGTGTATTTCTTCCAATTAGACTCTTTAACGTCTCTTCTACAACGTTTTTTACCTTTTAACGGTTTTCTTTTTAAAGCGAATATACACTGCTTCTTTCCGATATATCGTCTACCATCCTTTTTGTTTGTAACGAGGTAGATGAACCCGAAAGTATCTTCATTCAGTTCCACTCCTTCAGCTAAAGTCCAGTGTCCATAATCCATAATTTTATTTATAGTAAACTGCTTAATTATAACAACTTAGAACTTTTTTACTTATTTTCACTTTTTACTATTGACTTTTACCCTCCACAAAGATAAGTGATTAAAGAGTTTTTTGAGGGGTTGAAATTTCTGGAGTTTTAAAACTCTTTAAAAACTCATCTATTGACTTTTTTTATTCTTATAGTAAAATACTCTTAAGGAACCTTTTAAGGAGTATTAAAAACTTTTTACTTACTTTTTATGGTTGGTCTAATACCCTTTAATAAGTCTTTAAAGGGGAAAATTTTACGACCTTTTGTGCTTTTTAGTCTTTTTCCGTTTCTTTTTCACAGTAGTTCCTAAAAAGATGTTTTCTGGTTTACCTCTACGCATTACTCCACCTAAAACTTTCGGGGTTCTAGCGTCTCCTGTAGCATAGGTATCACCAGAAAACTGTGTCGCTATAACTGCGGGTGTTCCAAATGCTGCACAAGTTACATTTTCTAGGATAACCATATTAACTAACTCTGTAAAATTTATCATAATTATATCAATACTTAGTTGATTTTGCTTCTAAATATGTTACTATATAAACGATTATGGATGAGACTCCTACAAAAGAAAAGACCTTAAAGGAACGGATTGAAGAATATCACGAGAAAATTGGTAAAGCAGTTAAACTTGATGTCTTTAATTATAAGGAAATTCAAATGGATTTACCCAATCAAAGACATTATTGGGTAGGAAGATTAATGCAACATAAATGTGATATCATCAATTTACAGAAACAACGCAAGAAAGCTATCAAGATTCTAAGTGATAAGAAAACAAAAGATTCTCCTGTAGGTTTAAGTGCTCGAACTATAAAAGACGCTGCGGAAGATAATGATATTGTTAAAAAAATAGATGAAAAAATTGTAGAGGAAGAACTATTAATAGAATATCTAGAGAAAATTGAAGCCAATTTTAGGTCTATTAGTTGGGATATAGGTCACTTAATCGACATTATTAAATTAGAAACTACGTAATCTGAATGATTTCTGTAACGATTGATTATGACACTGGAAGAAGGAAAGGTATTATCGAGTCTGATTATCTTGATAATATTAGGGAACACTTTTCAGTAGCAGATAAAAATCAACGTTTTAAGAAGAAGTATGCAGTAGGATATTCAATGCCTACTAGGATTTATTCAATTACACCACAGGGTAGATTTGAGCCTCGAATGTATCATGACATTGTAAACCATCTTAAGGCTTTAGATTTAGTTGTAGAAATAAAAATTACTGATAATTTTAAGAAAATTGTTGAACCTCCTAAGTTTAGGGGTGAGATAGTTAAATTGAAAAATCTTGATGTTTTGGGTATAGTATTGAGAGATTATCAAGAGGAATCAGTAATTACTGCGCTTGAACAAGGCTATGGAGTTATAATACTTCCTACCTCCGCTGGTAAGACTTTAGTGCTTGCTACATTAATTGAGTCTATTAGGAAGCAAACAACTGGATATAAAACATTTATTCTTGTTCCTGATATTCATTTAGTTAAGCAGACCTATGGTGATCTATTGGAGTATGGGATAGATGAAAAGGATATTAGTTGTTGGACTGGTGGTGAATCTCCTAAGACTCCGATTGTTATAGCAAATGCACAAATTTTACTATCTAAGACTCAAGATATTTCGTGGTTATCAGAGATTGATGTCTTTGTATGTGACGAAGCGCATAAATGTAGATATGGCAACAAAATTAATAAGGTAATCAGTAAGATTCCTGCTAAGTATCGTTTTGGGTTAACGGGAACATTACCAGAATCGAATACTGATAAGTGGTGTATATCAGGCATTTTTGGCCCTGTAATTTATACTAAAACTTCCTTAGAATTGAGGAATAACAACCAGATATCTAAAGTAGTTGTTTCTGCGTTAAAAATTCATTATGACTCAAAATGGACTTTTAAATCTCCTTCCGCTTTAAACCCTACTGAAGCTTACGAAGAAGAGATAACATTTTTACAAACCAATGAATTTAGAAATAACACTATCGTTAAGCTTGTGAATAAGGTGGATAAGAATATTCTAATAATGGTTGACAGAATTCCTCATGGAGAGCAATTATTAAAAATACTCTCTGAAAATACTACTAAAAAGGTATATTTTGTTCAGGGAGAAGTTGAATTAGAGGAACGTGAGAGTATACGTAAACTAATGGAAACACAAGATGATATTGTTTGCGTGGCTATATCGAAGATTTTCAGTACTGGTATTAACATTAAAAACTTGCATTACGTTATTTTCGCAGCTATAGGTAAGGCTAAGATTAAGATTATTCAGTCCATTGGTAGAAGTTTACGTTTACATTCAAGTAAACAGATAGCTATCATCTTCGACATTGTGGATATGTTAAGGTATGGATGGGATCATTACGAAGAAAGGAAAACTATCTATAGAGTGGAGAGTATACCTGTTAGAGAAACTATATTAACTGAAGCTATATAACTAGTTGATTTTTTATTAATCTATGTTATATTAGTCAACATTCACTATGAAACAAGGAAAAGAAACTGCGCCTATAAAGAAAAAAATAACTAAAAGACCAAGAAAGGAAAAAGAGGAGGATGAGTTTTTTGATGATGACCATGCTGTTGATGAAGTAGTGTTACCCCCAAAAAAGAGAGTTAGGAGAACTAAGGAAGAGTTAAAAACTAATTATGTTGATCCTGATGAAATGGAACTTTTAATTAAAAAGTTTTATGAGACTGATGTATTCTCCTCTGAACTTGCTGATATGATTCAGAAGATTGCTACTCGTTTAGGATATGCTCAGAACTTCATAAATTATTGTGTGGATGAAGAAACTGAAGCATTAACACAAAGAGGATGGGTGAATGGAAACGAAATTAATGAAACTGATAAAATTCTATCCTACGATATATCTACAAAAGCTTTAGTGTGGAGTGATGTCAAAAGTATATATAGAGCAGACTATACGGGATTGATGCATAAATTAACTTTAAAAGGGTTGGATGCGTTAGTTACACCAGGACATAAATTCGTAAGTTCTGAAGAGGGACTTAAACCTGTTGAACATATTAAGTGTAAGGAACACATTACTTTAATGGGATTACCTGTAGAAGATAACATTCCAATTTACAGCGACGATTTTGTTGAATTGATGGGATGGGCAGTTACAGAAGGTAATTATTTATTAGGTAAATATACCCACAGTGTTCAAGTTTTTCAAAAAATAGGAAAGAAGGCAAATGAAATTAGAGATTGCTTAATACGTCAAGAAATACCCTTTAAGGAATACCCTTGGTCTGATCCTAATATTTTAGGATTTAGAATTAAAAGGGAGGCAGCTAATTTAATAGTGTCATTAGCTCCAAATCGTGTATTATCTTCTGAATTTATATTGAGCTTAACTCAATCACAACGCATTAAATTAATTAGGACAATGGTTAGAGGCGATGGTAACGTAAGAAACCATGAACAGGAGATGTCGTGGACTTACGTGCAAAAAGATAAACATCATATAGATAGTTTCTTAATGTTATGCACCTTAGCGGGATTGACTACATCAAATACTTTAGTAGAAAATGATTCTATTTTTAGTGATCAACCATATTACGTAGTTAATATCTATAACACTCCTAAGTTACAATGTTTGGCAGAAAATATAAATTTCAACGGAGGAAGACCACGACCAGGGGGAGATAACAGATCGTTAAATATAACGACAGGAAAAATAAGCAACCCCAATATACCAACAATTGAATATGGTGGATTGGTATGGTGTCCAGAAACCAGTTATGGAACCTTTATAGCAAGACGAGGTAAATATATATACGTCACTGGAAACAGCTATAAAGAAGAAATGATAGGAGATGCAGTTATTAAGATGGTTACTGCATTAAAGCGTAGAAGATTTATGGTGTGTGCAGGATATAACCCTTTCTCATATTTTACTAAGGTGGCTTTTAGAGCATTTCAAAATCGTATTAAAAAAGAAAAGAAGGATCATGATACTGTAAAGAGATACCAAGAAAACGTTTATAATATCCTAACAGAATCAGGGCAGATTCCTTACCCTAAAAATACACATGGTCACGATGAAGAGGGATGGTTTGATGATGACGCAGAATAATGAAACAGGTATTTGAAAGTAAAAAGATTGGGTTGTTTTCTGATATCCATTTAGGCGTTCATGGTAACGTTGAACAATGGCATAAAACTTCTTTGGAGTTTGCTGATTGGGCAGTAGTGGAATTTAGAAAAAGAGGTATTGATGATATAGTTTTTTGTGGTGATTACTTCCACTATAGAGAAGAAGTTAATCAGACATCTCTTGATTGTGGTGTTGAATTCCTTGATAAGTTTAAGGAATTCAACATTATTATGACTACAGGAAACCATTGTTGTTATTTCAAGAACAACTCTAAAATACATTCTCTTAAGCCTTTCAAAAACTGGCCTAATGTTAAAGTTATTGATGAATTGACTGAAGTAGATCAATTTGGAAAGAAGTTTGTATTCTGTCCTTGGGGTGTAGATGTAAACGATATTCCAGAATGTGATATAATATTTGGACATTTTGAAATAGGTAACTTTAAAATAAACTCTATAAAGATATGTGATCATGGAGTTGACTCAGCTTTATTTCTTGAGAAGGGAAAAACGATCATATCAGGGCATTTTCATAATAGAGAACATCGCAAATATGATAATGGAAGTGAAATACTTTATCTCGGTTCTCCCTACGAACAAAATTGGGGGGAAGCGGGACAAGATAAAGGAATAACGATACTCGATTTTAATATTATGTCATACGAATTCGTTCCTAACACGATTTCTCCTAAACACTTGAAGATTAAATTGTCGGATATGATTGCAGGTAAAACGGAGTGGAAAGACAAAATAAAAGGGAATATTATCGTTCTAGTAGTTGACGAAAAGATTCCAGATGATAAACTGAATATGATATTGTTAAAATTAGGTAATATGAATCCAGCACAGTTACGAAGTGAGTTTGAACTAGATGAAGAGAGTCTTGTTACCGCTGAAATGGAACAGCTTGAAAAAACCTATATTGATATCGATACCTCCTTGAAAGAATATATTAACCTTTTAAATACTGAACTGAATAAAGACGAAATTTATGAAAAATGCATCAACATCTACAAAAGCATCCAAACCGCTGAGTAATACTCTTCTTGTAATCTTTGATAGGTTTGATTCTGATATTGAAGAGTCTGATGAATATTTTATTGTTCCTTATACCAAGGATGATAATGTAAGTCAATTGAAGAATGTCTATCTTAGAAAGTTTTTTAATTCACCTTTTGAATATTGTGTGTTATGGAAGCCTGAAAAGAAACAGTCTAAAGCTGATTTTGATAAGATTCGTGAACTTCAAATGGAATATGTAGATTCGATTAATGATACTAATATTCCATATTTCACAGGGAAACTAAAGCCTGTTGCTACGATTGATTACGGTGGTAAGAATATATCTATTGGAACAGGATTAGGACAGAAGATCACCATTGAAGTTTTAAGTAAAAAAGCAGTAGAAGCTGTAGGTTATTTCGATGTGCGTATGAAAGATTATTCGTGCGTTATTGATTATGCATACCGTCTATCTGATAAAGGTTTAATGCCTAGGGTAGATTTTAAAAAGTCTCCGTGGTTATTTGATATTGAGAGTGATTTACCATTCATTGCCAAACCTGAAATGGATGAAGTATCATCTGAATGGTATAAATATAAGCACGAACAACATCCTTGGGATCAAGATGCTGGTGAATTAGAACATATGAAAACAGATTTGAAAAGGTTATATGCAACGGACTGAACATCAGAAACAATATGCAATTAAAAATAAAGAAAAAATTGCATTAAAAAATAAAGAATATAGAGAAAAAAATAGAGATGCTATACGTTCTAGGGATCGGGATTATGATAAAAATCATAGGGATTTGAGAAGGATATCTAAACGCAATAGTAGACTTAAACATAAAACTAAAAGGTTAAAGGAGAATAGGGAATATTACATTCTAAATAGAGAGCGACTTAAGGATTATCAACGCCAATATAGAAAATTGCATCCACATGCTAAGAATATATACCATAAGAAACGATGTAAATTGGATTTAGGATATAAAATATTATGTAATTTAAGAAAAAGGGTTAATACTTTTTTAAACCTTAAAAAAATTAAAAAGTGTAACACTACTTCTATATTATTAGGGTGTGATTTAATCACGTTAAAAGAACATTTAGAGTCACAATTCAAAGAAGGGATGTCGTGGGATACTTATGGTAGATTTGGATGGCATGTTGATCATAAACGCCCTTGTGCATCATATGATTTACGTGATCCAAAGCAACAAGAAGAATGTTTTCATTATACAAATCTTCAACCGTTGTGGTGGGATGAAAATATTAAAAAGGGGGCTAAATATGGATAACAGCATTGGCGTTGGTATTATAACGAAGGATAGACCACAGTATTTTGCAAACTGTCTTAATAGTTTGCGTTATGTTGATGGTGGGGCTGGTTATGATCATATAGTTATAGTGAATGACGGATCATCAGCTATATATCCAACGTTTAGCAACCTAGACAAGTATAACGAACACGTAATAACCCACGATCAAAATAAGGGGGTTGGCATTAGTAAAAATGATGCAATGCGATACTTGATGGATAAGGGGTGTGATCACATTTTCATTATAGAAGACGATGTTGTAATTAAGAAAGGTGACGTATTCCAGAAATATATTGAAACGGCAGAAGCTTCAGGAATTCTTCACTTAAACTATGCTTTGGGAACTCCCTTTAATCGTAAACAGAAAGGTCACTTCGATTTATATAATAGAGATAGCTTAGACTTAGAAACTGAACCTAATCCAAAGCTTATATTTGACTATGATGTAGATACTCGAATAGCTTTATATGAACATATTGCTGGAATGTTTTCATATTATCATCGAAGTGTTATTGAAAACATTGGATATATTGATGAACAGTATAAGAACGCTTGGGACCACGTTGATCATACGTATCAGGCTATTAAAGCAGGATTTCACCCTCCTTTCTGGTATTTTGCAGATATAGGAAACAGCGATGAATATTTAGAACCACAAAAAGATTCTATAAAGAACAGTTCAATGTCGAAAAATACTGAAGCTTGGATGAGGAATGTTCAAGAAAATGCTGAGAAGTATCGTGTTAAAAACGGTCATTATCCAGCACAGACTTTTAAAGAATCACCAGAAAGGGTAATTGATTGGATAAAACAACATAAACGAGGAATAACTTAATGGATAACTTAACACTAATATCATGCTCGTATAATACCCCTGATGTAACTCTCACGATGTTGAGGTCTTTCTTCAGCCTTCATGATGAGACTAAGGTGTGGATATGCGACAACTCAACAAATGATGATACTCAGAAATTGCTTGAAGAAAATAAGGTTCCAACAATAAGAAACGTTGGAGGATTGCATAGTCCATCTGTTGATATTTTATTGGATACTTGTAAGACGGATTACGCATTGTTGGTTGACACTGACGTTATATTCTTAAAGAATCATGAGGACATTTTTAAACAGTTCAAAGACGCTGACATATCCCTTTTAGGTGAAGTATGTGGTGATCGTGGAGGAAAGTCCTTACATTATAGAGTTCACCCTTGGCATTGCTTCATCAACGTTAAGCAGATAAAGCAATTTGGTATTAGATTTTATGACAGGGATCGACAAGCTAATAAGACTGGAAGGATATATGATGTGGGTGCAACCTTTTTCGAAGATATTAAAAAGGTTGGGTTAAAGATTGGTGACGTTAGATTACAAGATAACTATTATCTACATTATGAAGGAATGTCGTGGAGAACCTTGAAGTATGGTGAAACGAATGGAGACATTGATATCAATCCAGAAGATACTCATAATGACATTAATCTTTACAAACACGGTAAAATGATCGAACGTTTTTACCAAGTCCAAATACCTAAATATAAAGATGCTACAATCAAAGCCATATAATGAGAGGATTCTGTTTCTTATAACAGTTCATGATCCTGCTATAATCGAAGCGTTTGAGCGAGAGAAGAAATATTCAAATTTTACTCGTTATAAATACCTTTTAGTTGGAAATCATAAAAGTTGCTATAATAGTGATTTAGTGATTCAGTGTAATCTATTGCGTAATAATGCTGAGTATTATAAAAACTTTTTGGCATATACAGGATGGTTTGCTACAGTTGCCAATAAATTAATTCCTGACGATATTGAGTATGTATGCTTCTTAGAGTATGATACTGATTTAATAAACGTTGAAGATTTTAATGTAATGTTGAAGAATGTATTCATCGAAGACAAAGAAGTGTATGGTATGTTTAATTTACCAATATCGAACAGCTTCTTAGATAATTCAATATTCTCTAAGGGGTTGATAGATTTTCTAAAAGCAAATGGATATAGAGAGATTAAGCCTAATAATGAAAAATGGATAGTTAGTAATAACGCTATATTTAAAAAAGATGCCTTACATAAATTTTTTGAATGCCCAATGACGATTAATCTTTTAAACTATTTGAATGTTGATCGAATGGCTGGACATTTTCTGGAAAGGTATTTATCCGTGTATTGTTTCATAAAAAATGTAGAATTTGGCTTTATTAACCCTTGCTGTTTTGTCCATGCAGCGTTAGATAGTCATAATACACAAAATAGAAAAGACGGGCCAGAAGGTTATGAAAGATTTAAAGCTAATTATCAAATTTCCGACAAGGAGTAGACCAGACAAGTTCTTTTTGATGCTCGAAAAATATTATGCTTTGCTGCGTGATGTTAATTTTGAGTTTATTATTTCATGTGACGTAGATGATGCTTCCATGAATAACCCCGAAATTATTGCAAGACTTGATTCATACCCATTTTTAAGGTATTTCTTCAGTGAAAACAAATCAAAGGTAGAGGCAATTAACAACAACATGGAAGGATTACAATTTGACGTTCTACTCCTTGCTTCTGATGATATGGAACCCGTTAAAGAGGGTTACGATAAAATAATCAAGGATAAGATGAACGAATTTTACCCTGATACCGATGGAGTATTATGGTTTAATGACGGATTTCAGAAGGGAAACTTGAATACACTTGTTATAATGGGAAAAGCGTATTATGATAGATTCAACTACATTTATCATCCATCATACAAATCTCTTTATTGTGATCTAGAATTTACTGCGGTGTCGGGGTTACTAAACAAGTCTAAGTATTTTGATGAGGTTATTATCAAGCATGTTCAGTATTCTATAGTTAAAGAGGAACCCGATGCTTTATATATTAGGAATGATATGTTAAAAACAGATGATTTAGCAGTATATCAAGAAAGAAGAATGAATAATTTTTCAGATAAACTAAAGGAGGTTAAACTATGCGACAATATAAAACTTATCTAATCTCCTACGCCAATAACGACAAGTGGTATCGTTCACAACATGTTCTTAATTCAACCGCTAAAGGAAAAGGTGTTGATGGTGTAGTGTCTTATAATCCATCCAATTTAGATGCTGATTTTAAGTTGAGACATCAGAACTATTTTGGGAATAATCCTATTTCTTCAAGGGGAGGAGGTTTTTGGATGTGGAAGGCGATGATTTTAATACAGACGATGAATCTAGTAAATGAGAATGATTGTGTTATTTACGTTGATAGTGGAAATGCTGTTATTAACGATTTATCTTACATATTTGATGTGTGCCAGCAGAACAGTATATTATTTTTTGATAATAGAGATGGTAATTATCAAAGACGAACACATTGGAATAAAGAGTGGACAAAGAGAGATGCGTTTGTTTTAATGGGTTGTGACGAACAAAAATATTATGATGCTCCACAAATTGATGCATCATACCAAATATATAAGAAATGTAATTATGTAAAGGATTTCTTAAACGAGTATCTAAAGTATAGTGAGAATGAAAATATCATTACAGACTTGCCGAATATAACCCTACCTAATTTACCAGAGTTTATTGATCACAGACACGATCAATCAATACTTTCTCTTATGGCGGTTAAGCACGATATTCAACTACTTCCAGAACCTAGTGAATGGGGTAATTACATTTCACGACCATATCCACAACTTTTTGCACACCATAGGGGAGTATTTTGATATGAGTAATTTTTACATATATCCACATTTAGGATTAGGTGATCAGATTATTTGTAATGCAATTGTTAGGAACGTTTGTAGAAAGTTTCCGCAAGACAATGTGATACTATTTTGTGAGAAACAATTTATAGAGACAGTGAAGTTTATGTATAGAGACATTCCAAACCTTTATTATATTTTAGGTGGAGATGGTTTAGCACATTCAATGTTGGATGGACTACCGGATACCGAGAAGCTTTATATTGGGCACCACCACCTATTTAAAAATGTTAAAGGGTCTGCTTTTGATGAAGCCTTTTATCAACAGGTGGGGCTATCTTTTAGTAAGAGGTGGTCGGATTTTTATGTTAAGAGAGATACAAACAGAGAGGAAAAGCTGTTTAATCTACTTAAACCAAAAGGTGAGTATATTTTTATTCATCAAGACATAAACCGTGGATTATTGATAGATGGCACAAATATTATCAATCCAAAACATAACGTTGTTTCTCCTATCGCTGGATTAACTGATAATATATTCGACTATTTGATGCTAATAGAAAACGCAAAAGAAATACATTGTATAGACAGCAGTTTTAAGTTAATGATAGATTCAATGCTTGAAAACAGGGATGGACTATTCTTTCATGTAGCTTTATGTAACGGTATACGTAAAGACCCTTTGTTTTATTCGTCCTCTAAATTGAACTGGCGGGTTATTATATGATAGAATCACTTATAAACGGGGAAACCCTGAAAGATGCGGCAGATGTAATCATTGATGTTGATGATTATACTCAAGTTTCAAAATTAAGAGATGGTGCAGTAATTTGGGCAAAGACGGAATGTATCAATAATCTTTTTCATATATTGAGCGTTGATGATGTGAGCTATAGTTTGATAACTCATTGTGCAGACCATGCTATCAACGAATCAACATTTTTCATAAAACCTAAATGTATTAAGAAATGGTATGCACAGAATGTTGATTTTAAACATCCCGACTTAATTCCTATTCCTATTGGCGTTGAAAACCATATAGGTCGGTATAAAGGAAGCAATACCGATTTTAATGCACTATCAAACAACACTTTCGATTTCAGTATTAAAAATAAGGTTATCAATAAAGTATACTGTAATTTTAGAGATACGCATTTTAACAGAGGTAAGGTTAGAGATGCGTTGCTTCGTGGTGGAAGTGCTGTGGTTGATTGTTGTAGCACGTATTTAGATTATGTTAATAAAGTTAAAGAGTATTTATTTATCGCATCCCCTAGAGGAAACGGAATTGATTGCCACAGGACATGGGAAGCTTTATATTTCGGCAGCATTCCTCTAGTAGATCGCCATTTTATGTATGACTCCTATAAGGATTTACCCATTATTCAGGTTGACGATTGGAATAATTTACCAGTTGATGAAATGAGGGAGTGGGCAGAAAGGTATAAAAACAATCAATGTTTTCGCAATGTGGAAACGCTTACTTTAACTTATTGGGTTGAAAAGATAAGACGAGGGGTATAATTACTTTTTATGACTGGACAGATAAACTTTGAATACAACCCACTTGGTAAACTGATCGTGAGCATCAGTTCAAAACCAGATGTTAATTCCATAGTGGAGGTTGGAACATGGAATGGTTGCGGGACTACACGGTGTATTCTTGAGGGAGTTAAGAATAAACCAAGAGGGTCATATACTGTAAAATCCTATGAATGCTCCCCTGAGATGTATGAACAGGCTATTAAAAATAATAAAGATAATGTTCATGAAGGATTCCAACTTTTATTTGGGAAGCTAGTTGATGAGAAATTAATTACTACGTGGTTTGATGTGAAACAGTTAACATGGCAACAAAACGAATGGTTAAAGCAAGATATTGATTGGATGTCAAGAGTTCCTAATTTACTACACACAGTTCCAGATAAAATCGACTTTTTGATACTTGACGGTGGAGAATATGCTACCTACATAGAATGGCTGGCCTTAAAGGATCGATTTACATATTGTGCTTTGGATGATGTGAAAGCCTTAAAATGCTCAAAGATTCGAACTGAAGTATTGAACAACCCTCAATATGAAGTTATTGAGGATAATCTCAACGTAAACAACGGATATTTAGTTTTCAAAAGAAAATGATTAAGGTGTGTTTAATTGGTAATGATTATAAGCAGCAGTTTCCTTTATTGGATTATGGTGGAATAGAATCCAGTGTAGAGAATTTTGCGATTGGATTAGACGAATACGCAAAAGATGATGTGAAATTTTGTGTGTTTGTTCCTAAAATTTTGGATGACCGAGGCAAGAAATATAATTTTCAAATAGTTCCATTAAACTACATAGAAGGGTCTAAATCTAATGTTCGGCCTTTTGCTTTTATGCAAGAAGTGGTGAATATAATCAACAGTAGCCCCAATAAACCAGATATTATATGGTCACAAAGCTGTTGGTCTGCGAAGGCATTAAAGGGGATAGGAATTCCTGTAATATCTACAATGCAAGACAGCGCAGGTTGGGAAGATGACAAGTTTATTGCAGATGACAACATCTATTATAGATACATCTCTAAGTTCATTTATGATTTAACTTTTAAAGACGCTGATACCAATCCATACATCAATAGTGTTAAAAAACATAGTTTTTGGAATTACACTAGCTTAACGGATGAAGAATTCGATTTTTGCGAGGATAAAGAAGATTATGTATTATGGGTTGCAGGACTCAATTGGGGGATGGATGCCAAAGGGTTGACAACACTAATTGAACTTGCTAGACGCTTACCAAATAAAACGTTTAAGGTGTTTGGAACGGGTAATGATAACGTAGCATCACAGTTAAGGAAAGTTCAAGAATCATTACCCAACTTTCAATTTTTTGGTAAGCTTGATAGGGGAGAAATTCATAGAACCACTTTCAAGAAAGCTAGACTATTTGCAACGCTTAGTAAGACCACTGAAGCTTTTGGTAGAACCAACATTGAGGCTATATCAAAAGGAACACCTGTTTTAGGGACTATGAACGGTTCAATACCAGAATTAGTAAACCATGAAAACGTTGGAGTATGCACAGATAACATCGATGAAATGGTTGAGGTAATAAATAAAAAATTTGACTACCGTAAATGTTTTGAATATTCAAAGAAATTTCATGTTAAAAATGAAGTGGATTTCATGATACAGAAAAGTAAGGAGATATTAAAAATTATATGAAAATTATAGAAACAAGAAATGAATTAATGACACATTTCCCAAAAGAAATGGTTGTCGGTGAACTAGGAGTTTTTAAAGGAGAATTCTCAGAAGTATTATATAACACCCTTAAACCCAAAGAGTTATATTTAGTAGATATCTGGAAAGGTCAATTTGGTTCGGGTGATAAGGACGGTAAAAATCATACAGTCGTTGATGATATGGAAGTGGTTTACAATGGACTGAAGGAAAAGTATGCTCCAACCCCCGAAGTTAAGTTAGTTCGCAGCGACACTCAGACATTTTTATTAAAGTGTCCAAATAACTCGTTTGATCTTATTTACGTAGATGCAGATCATACATATCAAGCAGTGTTAAATGACTTACAACTATCTTTTTTAAAAGTCAAGCATGGTAAGTTTTTGACAGGGCATGACTATATTCAGGGAGGAGAAGTATATGCAGCAGTCAATAATTTTTGTTATGTATACCAACAAAAGATTTCAGCAATCACAAAAGATGGATGTCCTTCTTTCGTAATTCAGGTTGAAAAATAATAAAAATAGTGTATATTCGTTAAATGCGTAGGGTATCATTTAAAAGACTGTCTATTAGAAATTTCCTTTCTATTGGAGACATACCAGTTATAATTGATTTCCAAGATGGAATTAATTTGATAGTAGGTAGGAATCTTGATAAACCCGATGCAAAAAATGGAGCAGGTAAGTGTCTTGATCCACTAACTAATATCGATATTTGTATTGAAGATAAAATGGTGCAGGAAAAGTTTGAAAAATATTTTAAAAATATTGAATATTTTCCCCGTGGCAAAAAAATTGGGGTATAAAGTTTTTGTTATTTGGTCGCATTTAGATTACTATACCCAACTTAACAATATTAAAAACGAACTACATGAAATATACAACAACTATAAAAAGACTACATGACTTTTATGAAGAATTTCCAGAATGTAAGGGAAAAGTTTTAGTAAATTCTAGGTTTGGGTATTTGCCTGTGGATGAGGTAGGTATTACCGCGAGGAACGAACAAGTATTAAAAATACAGACAGAAAAAGGAAGACAATTAAACGGGTCTAAGAATCATATGTTACTATCCGACGATGGGTGGAAAAAGATAAAAGACTTTAATCCTAATGATACCATACATACGGTAGATGGGGTTGAGATAGTATCAGATGTAGTTGTAACAAAATCATATATGGACATGTATGATTTGCAGGTTAGAAAGTATAAAGAGTTTTATGCAAATGGAATAATATCACATAATTCTACTATAGCAGAATCCTTATATTTCTCTTTATTTGGAAAAACAATTAGAGAATTGAAGAATAACTTCATAGTTAACTCTATAAATAAAAAAAATTGTGAAGTTATATTGTGGATGGATATTGAGACAGAAACCGCCAAAGACGAGTATAAGATTACAAGGAAACTTAGCCCATCAAAATGTATCTTGGAAAGGAATGGGGTAGACGAAACAAAATCTACTATTGATGCAACGAGTGCATTTATTCAAAAATTAGTAAACTCTTCTGGTGCCGTATTTAAAAACTCTGTCATCATGACGATTAATGATACTACCCCTTTTCTAGCCCAAGAAAAAATCGATAAGAGAAAGTTCATTGAAAATGTTGTTAATTTAGAAGTATTTTCTGCGATGCTCAAGTCTACTAGGGATGAGTATAATGAATTACGTAGAGAATATGAGAATCTTTACACTAAAAAAGATACCCTACAGCAATCTTATGAACTAAACAAACAACAAATGGACTTGTTTGAGAGTAATAAACAAAAGCGTATTGTTGACGTTAATACTAAGATAAAAACAGCAGAAGAAAGCGTAGAGGTTCTTAAAAAGCAATTTATCAAGGTAGATGTGGGATTTGATGTAATTATCAAAAACAAAAAGAAGGATTTTAATACAGAACTTCAGCAGATTGAAGCTGATTACCGTAAAATTGTTGAGGAAGTGTCGGATGTTAAGTCTGAGGCTCGTCAGGTAGCCTCTCAAATATCTTCCTTGAGTCAAAAGAGTTCATCTTGCCCTACTTGTAAAAGACCGTATGAAAACGATGATGCAGAAGGTAGAGAACAGCTTAAGAAGGATTTAGGTAAAAAATTGTTAGAGTTTCAAGATCAGGAAAAGGAAGTTAATAAAAAGTTTGCTCCACTAAATGAAAAGAAAACAGAGATTGCAGCGAAGATAAAAAAACTGGATGATGCTTTGCAGGATATTACAAATAAAACGAATTCGAATGATAAGTTGACCAGTAAAATTGACTATACCCTTGAAACAATTGAGTCATATAAGAAAGACATCATTAAGATCGAAGCAGAATCCAATGCAATATTAGAAAAGACCGTTAAGGATACTGAGGTTTTATTGGAGAACTATAAGTTGGATTTGGTAGATATGGATAAGAGATTGAATATCCTTGATTGTATTAAGTTTGTAGTGTCGGAAGAAGGAGTTAAGTCATATATTATTAAGAAGATATTGACAATCCTTAACAAAAAGATGGCGTATTATCTTCAGAAGTTTGAAGCTAACTGTATTTGTCGATTCAATGAACTTTTCGAAGAGGAGATTATAGATGAGCGACAGGAGCCAAAGTCATATTTTAATTTCTCTGGTGGTGAAAGAAAAAGGATTGATCTGGCTTGTTTATTTTCTTTTTTGGATATTAGAAGGATGCAAGGCGATGTTTCATTTAGCGCAACTTTCTACGATGAACTTCTCGACTCTTCATTGGATGATAGAGGAGTTGAATTGGTATTAGAGGTTTTACGAGATAGAGTAGATCAGTTTAAGGAAAATGCGTATATTATTACCCATAGAGGCGCAGCAATAACAAGTAAGGTGGATAACAGTATTTGTATTGAAAAGAAAAATGGGTTTAGCAACTTAGCAAAAATATGAACAACGCAGATATACAATACAACCGATTAATAAACAAGATTCTTTGTGAAGGTAAATGGAAAAATAATAGAACTGGAGAAGATTGTTTAACTATAGCGGGTTACCCGATACGGAATTAGTTGGATATAAATCTTCTGATCCCATAAAATATGTAGTAGCAATTTAAGTTGTTGCTGGATAAATAAAACAACTTATGCAATATCAAGCAGTGCGAACAGGACTGGATACTATATTAGGGGTGCCTTTTGGCGTTCCACCTACGGGATTAAACTCTGGAAACTATCATGTTATCCAGAATATGCCTAATATAACCCCACCAAGTATACCAGTCCCAGGAGATGGCTTACCAAGGGCTATCAATTTCTTAGCAGATTATGGTGGTTGCTCTTGGTATCGTTGCATGGCACCAAACTTGATGTTGAATCTTCATAATAAGGCAGTTATTATGGAGTCTACGACTATGATCTTAGACCCTAAATTCTATGGCGGGGTAAAAGCCGTTAAAATTCAGAGACAAGCTACTCCTGTTCAGAGAGAGTTTGTTAAGATGTTAAAGAGCTATTCTCAACAGTTCGGTTTTAAATTGATCTATGAGATTGATGATATTGTTTTCAGAGAGGATATTCCTGATTACAATAGGAATAAGGAAGCATTTGTTCCAGATGAGATTAGACAGAGCATTGTTGACATAATTGAAATGTGCGATCAAGTAACGGTTACGTGTGAATTTATGGCAGATTACTTCAAGAGTAAGACTAACAATAAAAATGTTACTGTTATACCGAATTACTTGTTGAAGTGGTGGTTTGATAGGTATTACAACTTAGGTGAATTAGTGAAGAAGTTTGAGAAGAATAAGAAGAAACCAATCGTTTCCATTTTCGCTTCTGGAACCCACATCGATGTAATTAATAAAGTCAATCAACAGGATGATTTTGAAGCAATTGTGCAAGCGGTTATTCGAACCCGTAAAGACTTTGCATGGCAGTTCTATGGGTCTTTCCCATTGCCTTTGAAGCCCTTCATTGATAGCGGAGAAATTAAATACGTTCCTTGGGTCGATCTTCCAAAATTCCCTGAAGCAATGGCGAATTCAGGAACTCAATTAGCCTTTGCAGCATTACGAGATAATAATTTTAATCGCGCAAAGTCTAATATAAAATTGTTGGAGGGGTCGGCTCTAGGGATACCTGTAATATGCCCTGATCTTTGCACATACAAAGATGCAATGTTAAAATATACAACGGGGGATGAATTAATAGATCAGGTTAAATATGCACTAAAAGACCAGACGAAATATGCTTCTCTATGTAAGCAGCATAGAGAGTATGTTGAAGATTTCTGGTTAGAGGATGAACGAAATATGATGAAATTCCATGAGGCGTATTTCTTACCTTATAAGTCATCAGAACGCAAGTATTTGATTGACATTCCTTATAATGTTTAATGGGGGTTGATTTAGGATGGAGGTATGGTAGAATAGTAGGAAATGTTTAGGAATGCGTATTATGATTATAAGAAAGAGAGCATCTTTCTTAGGACTTGGAAATTGAATGGAGAACGAGAGGATATCTATGTTCCATATAAGCCGTATCTGTATGTAGAGACAGATAACGCAAAAGATGGTAAATCCATTTTTAATACTCCGCTTAAAAGGGTTTATTTTAAGAACACTTTTGATCGGAAGAAGTATGTTGAATCTCATAGTGGTCATTTAAAATTCTATTACAACCTTCCAGCAGAACAGCAATTTCTTGTAGATTCTTATTATGATAAGATTGATGATAAGGAATTTAGTAAGTTTCCTTTGAAGGTTATTAACATTGACATTGAAACAAAATGTAACAAGTATGCTAATAACGATAAGGTAAAACTCAAGAATGATGCAGGGGAGAAGGCAGAAACCACAGTATCAGAATTACGTTCATTTGAGAAAGATGGATGGCTGGTGAAAGACGTAGAGGAGAAGGCTTGGGTAAAGATAAAGAATTCATGTTATTTTAAGCAGACTTTTCCAAATCCAGATACTGCCAAATTCCCAATTTTGCTTATAACCATTCACGATTCTTTAACGAATCAATATCATACTTGGGGAGAAAAAGATTATATACCAAAAACTGATAATAGCTTCTACCATAAATGTGAAACCGAAGTAGATATATTAACGGGATTTTTGACATATATTAAAAGTGATTATCCTGATATTATAACGGGGTGGAACGTCCTAGAATTCGATATACCCTACTTAGTGAATCGAATTAAGAACGTTATGGGTGCAGACGCGATTAAAATGTTGTCGCCAGTAGACAAAGTGTTTTCTACTAGAACGAATGGAGGATTTGGAAAATATTTTGAAAAGTGGATATTTCAAGGTGTGAGCGTTCTCGACTACATGATGCTATATAAAACGTTTACTAGGGAGAAACGTGAATCTTACAGTTTAAATTATATAGGTGAAGTGGAATTAGGAGAAGGTAAACTGGCGATTAATGCCACAAATTTATCTACCTTAGCTGATACAGATTGGGAGAATTTCGTAGATTATAATATTCAGGATGTTAGAGTTGTAAATAACCTAGAAGCTAAGTTGAAATATATTCAAGTTGCAAGATTGATGTCTTATCAAGGATGTTCCAATTTTGAGAACGCTTTGGGTAAAGTGAAGCTGGTTGAGGGCGCAGTAGCAATCCAAGCTAAAAAGGAGGATTTGATAATTCCAACTTTCGATGTTGATAACGTGGGCAATTTCCCTGGAGGATTTGTTCGAGAAGTAGTAACAGGCATACAAGAATCTATCATATCTTTTGATGCGAATAGTCTATATCCAAACACGATTATTACTTTGAATATATCTCCCGAAACTAAAGTTGGAAAGATAAAAAACACTCCTGACATGAGTAATGACGAGGATGTTGCCGACTTAATGCTAGTGAATGGGAATAACTATAAAATACCCGTTAAAAAGTTAAAGAAGTTTATTACAGATGAAAAAATTGCACTCACGAAGTCCAATATTCTATACTCCCAAAAGAAGAAGGGCATTCTGCCTATATTAATTGATGATCTATATAACAAAAGGGTTCTAGCTAGAAAGAGATCAAAAGATTTAAGTAAAGTTAAACATAAGACTGAAGTAGAAAAGATGGAAGAGGTCTATCAAGATATTTTGCAATACTCATTGAAGATTTTTATGAATTCTATCTATGGTGCGTTGGCTAACAATTACTGTTTTCTAGCTGACGTTGATGCAGCTAGATCGATTACGGAAACGGGACAGTGGGTTGGACAGGAAGCAGGAAACCTAGGAGATAAATATGCTAAAGAAACATTTGACATAGATAAAAGCATTGTTATAGCGGGTGACACGGACAGCGTAGGAAAAGACACCATAATTCGAAGTAGCATGGGTCAGAAACAAATTCAAGACTTGTGGACGGAAAATGTAAACGATATATCATTTACTACAAACAATCATGAAATAAAATATACCGATGGATTAAAAATACTGACATATAGAGACGGTAAAGTATCCTACGAAAAAACAAAACGTATAATTAGACATAAGGTATCTAAGAAAAGATATAAACTTACAGTGAATGGAAAAAGTGTGGTTATAACAGAAGATCATTGCCTTGTTATATTACGAAATGGTAAATTTGTTCGAGTTTCACCAAAGAATATTGAAAAATTAGATAAAATTATGTGTATGGGAGGGAGACTATATAATAAATCCAGAAGATGTTATACATCAAGGTGTTAAGTTTTTAAATTATGTATAAAATAAACATTACCGACGATTTTAGAGTAGAACAACTTGAAAATTTTCAAGACGAATATGTTTACGATTTTGAAATGGATACAACAAATGAGGAAGAACAAGTGTATTTTGCCAATGATATACTCGTTCATAATTCGGTTTATTTTTCTATACATCCTATTTTACAAAAAATGGGTATCAAACTGTTAAACGAATACTTATCTGTGTCTGAAGAAGCGAATAAGGTGATTGATGACCTCGATGTATATTTAAACGAAGGAATCAACGAGCTTGCGAAACAGCAGCTTTTTACATTAGACCCTCGATATGTGTTTAAGCGAGAGGTTATATCCGATGCAGGAACCTTCTTAATGAAGAAGAACTACGTATTACATGTAGTTGACGATGAAGGTAAGAAGGTTTCAAAATATAAGTATGTCGGAGTTAAGGTTGCTAAATCTACTGTATCTAAGCAGGTAAAACACGGTCTTAAAAAAGTAATGGAAACCCTTCTAACGACTAAAAACGAGAAGAAAACTAATGCAGTATACAAGGAAGTATACGAAGAGTTTAAATCGTTGACGATTGATGACATGGCTGAAAGAACTGCTGTGCATAACTTAGAGGAGTATGCAGAGAAGGCGTCCTTACATAAATTTGAGTCGGGAACACCATATCACGTTAAGGCAAGTATAGCTTATAATATCCTTTTAAAGGAACTTGACGTTGAGGACAAGTATGAAAGAATTGTATCAGATCAAAAGATTAAGTTGTTCTATCTGAAGAAGAACCCATACAATCTGGATGCTATAGCATATGCTAGTGAATATCCCAAGGAATTTGCAGTTTTGAAGATAGATATTGACAAAATGTTCTATAAGTTAATAGCTAAAGAGATAGAACGCATCTATACTTGTGTGGGATGGTATTTACCAGACCTTAAAAACGAAGCAGCTACCGATTTAGTTGAATTATTTTCATAAAATGCAGTTGAAAAATGAGATAGCTATGATAAGATATAAGCAATATTATGAGTGACAATAAACTAACTACAATTCTTGACCTACTAGGTAGAACTATTATAGGTGAAACTGATGAAACTAAGTCCAATTCAGAGATTCTTGCATTAAAGAATCCTGCTATTATTCATATTCAACCCGATCAGCAATCAGGACAGATTCGCCTTCAAATTCTCCCATTATTCTTTAAGGAATTTTTGGCCGATAAAGAAGCGTCAACTACATGGTTATATCGTAGAGCAAACATTGTTGAAAGTGTTGATATTGTGTATGACTTTAAGGTATCTGCTCAATATGCACAGATGTTCTCCTCAACCCCATTGGTAATTCCTCAATCAACTGCTCCCGCTGGTAATTCGGCACCTGTTATCAAGTTGTTTGATGATGTGAAGTAAGGTATGGCTAATAAATCAATACTATCTACTGGAGATAAGATAGTAGAAAATATTATAGAACGTTTTGTGTTTGAACAGAACAATTCTGCAACTAGGAGGAACGTAACAAAGGCTTTTAACAGGTATTTAAAAAAGTTACCATTAGTTGATTTTAAAGTGGTTTGTAATTCAAAAAACAATTCATTGAAATTGGTAAGTGAAGGTAAATTATCTGTAGCTATTTATTTTAAGGAAGAGGCAGGAAAGGACTTTAAATTGATGGAAATTTTAGTAACAAAAGGTTAATTATGACAAAAAAATCTAAAAATAAATTAGACGAATATTCTGATGTTTTTTCAGGGATAGATAAACTGAATCCTGACGCAGAAACTCTTGACGCATCGACTCTTTCTGTGTCAGATGGGACAATATCTACTGGATGTTATGCATTGAATGCGATAATATCAGGCTCTTTATATGGAGGAGTTCACGTAGGTAGATTTACAGGGTTTATTGGGCCAAGTCAATGCGGAAAGACTTACATTATTAATAAATGTATAGCTAATGCTCAAAAAGATGGGTATATTGGACTGATTTTTGATTCTGAAATAGCTGTGGATAAAAAAAGTGCAGAATCCGTTGGATGTGATCCTAAGAAAATAAAATATTATCCAGTAGATACTTTGGAAGATTGTAGAAATCAGATATGCACGTTTTTGGATGCCGTTATTAAGTCTAATGAAGAGAACCCAAATAACAAAGAAAGAAATAAATTTATAATTTCTATAGATTCTTTAGGTAACTTATCTTCAGCTAAAGAACTTAAGGATATAGCGGAAAATAAGGAAGTTTCTGACATGGGTTCTAGGTCAAAGGTGGTCAAATCTTTGTTTAAATCTATAACATATAAGGCAGCTAAAGCTAGGGTGCCAATATTGTTTAGTAATCATATCTACGACGATCCAACTAAACTGTATCCTAGTATAGTTAAAACTCAAAATGGAGGAAAGGGGCCAGTATATTTATCGTCGGTATTAGTTCAATTTAATATTACTACTGAAAAAATTGCTGATAATCCTAACGAACAGTCTATTGTTATAGCTCATACTGTATCTGGAACCACATTAGGATCGTTAACAATTAAGAATAGGTTTATTCCTGCCTTTTTAAAAACCGAACTATATTTAAACTTTAAAACTGGTTTAGACCCATACGCAGGATTGTTTGATCTGGCGGTATCCTTTAATGTTATTAAGAAAATTGGAAAAACATATGAGTTTAATGGCGAGTCCTTGGGATTCAAAAAGAACATTGTGAAAAATGCGGATATTTGGGAAAAGGTGATGCCAGAGTTAGAGAAGGTGTTGCAGGATAAACTGAAGTATGGTGGGGAAGCGTCATCCGTTATAGCAGATATTGTGGGAGATGTAGACGATTTGGAATACGATAGTGACGGTGAAGATGATTCTGATGAATAAGATGTTATATGGCAAAAAAAGAGGAAGAAGTTACGGTAAAGTTGGATTGCGACTATTACGAGATGATAGTCATTGTAAATGCGTTAAAGAACAAGGAATATGTATCGGCAATAATTGAACATGTCGATTTAGACTATTTCAAAAATGTAAACAATAGAATTTTCATAGAAAAAATTCTTGAATTCTTTAAAGAGCGAGGATGCACACCTGCTCTTGAAGAACTGAAGGCAAGGTTAACTACAACAGATGAAAAGAAGGCTTTTACCACTGTTGTAACTCATATATTAACTAAGAAACTACTAGACGTAGATTTCAACCAAGAAGAGTTATATCATAAGACTGAAAAGTTCTTAAAGGATCGTGGTTTATATAAAGCCATTGATATTGCAGCAGAGAAACACGATGAAGGAGAGGTTGACTTGGACGATACCTTAAAGAGTATTGAAAAAATATACTCCATTTCACTGTTTGAGAGTTTGGGACATTGGTATTTCGAAGATATAGATAAACATATTAACGATTTATCTGTAACTTACCATCCTATTCCTACAGGGTGGAAAAGTTTGGATGATAAACTGGAAGGTGGATTGTTTCCTAAAACTCTTGTATGCTTCATGGGGCCAGTCAACGTAGGAAAGAGTATTGTATTAGGTAATTTAGCTTCTAATATAGTTCTACAAGATAAGAATGTATTGCTAATATCTTTGGAAATGTCGGAGTTCATGTATTCCAAACGTTTTAGTGCTCAATTATCGCAGATACCTCATGATAACTTGAAGCTGTATACTGATGAACTGAAGAAAAGCGTTCAAGAAATTGAGAAGAGCATTAACAGTAAGTTGATTATTAAAGAATATCCACCTAAATCTGTTACTGTTAGACAGATTGAATCATATATTAACAAGTTGCGACATAACGGATTTAAGCCAGATGTAGTTGTTATTGATTATCTGAATCTCATTAATCCTTCAACAAAGAATCTTAATTCCTATGAATCTGTTAAGGAGATTGCAGAACAGTTAAGAGCAATGGCCTTTAAGTTCAATATACCAGTTATTTCAGCGAGTCAAGTGAATAGAATGGGACATTCTAAAGCAGACCCTGGGATGGAGAATATATCGGAGAGTATTGGTCTACCAGCCACCTGTGATGTTCTTTGTGCTTTATGGCAGGAAGATACTGATAGAACATTGGGTATATTGAACATGAGCATTAAGAAAAATAGGTTCGGAGCTAACTTTGGTGCATGGTCATTTAAGGTAAAATACGAAACTCTCACTCTTAAAGAGACAAACAAAGACCACTTCACTAAAGATAAAGAAGAGGATGACAAAGAATCTGCTGTTGAAAATGCAGACGATATATTAAGTAAGCTAGAAGATATTTCCAGTGGAGGAACTGGCGAACTTAAAGAAAAGGAATAATTTATGGCCGAATCAAAAGATATAATTTTTACACACAAGGACTTAGATGGCGTAGTATCGTATATAACCCTTGGATGGATATTAAACTATAAACCCAAGATATACTCTACAACCCCCAATACTATGTTGGAAAATCTTAAGGGATGGTTGATGAATAACAAATATGAAGATTATAGAAAGGTTTTCTTTTTAGATTTGGATACCAGCATACTAGGAGATTTAATTGATAAAGAAAATGTTGTTATTATAGATCACCACGCGACGAATACTTTTGAATATAAAAATGCTAAGACGTTAATCAAAAACTATACTTCGTGTGCTAAACTGTTACAGGACACGATGGGTAAAGATAAACCCTTTACAAATGCTCAAAAGGTGCTAATAGCGTTGGCTGACGATTATGACTGTGCAGCTAAGAAAACACCAGTGTCCTACGATTTGAATATCGTATTTCATGGGACAAATAAGAAGATTGAATCATTTATTGAAAATTATTGGGAAGGATTTAAACCTTTTGATAAGTTTCAACAAAACATGATCAACCTTTATAAGTCATCTAGAGACGAATATGTTAACCAAGATCGGGCAATTTTTGGTGGAGTGATGAAAATTAAGGATACTGAATATAAGGTAGTGTCAACAGTATCTAACGATTACGTTCAGGAGATGGCTGATTACTTGATTGATAAGTATCAAGCTGATGTAGTATTTATCGTTATTACTCGAAGTGGTAAGGTAACTCTTCGTAAGAAAAAAGGTTGTGAATTAGACCTATCAAAGCTTGCAGAGAGGTTATGTGATGGCGGTGGTCATAAAGATGCTAGTGGTGGGTCAGCTACAACCGAAGCATTTCAGCTATTTACAAAAACCTTGAGATTAATAAATGTAGCTTGATTTATTGTATAACATTGGCTAATTATAGTCAATATGTTAAATGATAAAATTCTTGACAATTTCATAAGCAACAACGATCCATTAGATAACATTTGCACTAAGGAGTTTGTTGAGAATGTATTGAAGTTTGGAGCATATCTATCAATGATTAATAATAAGAGGGTTAATTCATCAGTATTGTTTTTAACCATACTTGAAAATTATAGATTACGTGATATATTCGTTGATATTACAGGAGCAGAGTCAGAAAGAGATGCCTTCTTAGGAGTTTTAAAATTATATCCTGTATTGATTAAATCTAAAAATACACGTAAGCTTTTTGAGAAGTCGAAAAAACAGAAGAAATCATGACAGAATTTGAGATAGCTATCTACAACAAACATATGTCTATATCACGTTCTCTAAGGAAGAAGCCTTATAGGACTAGAGAGAAGTTTGATGGGTTCGAAGACGATGAGAGATATCAATATATTAAAAAGCTTGTAATATTCTTCACAAAGTATTCAGAAGTTAATATAGACTCGTATTTCAGTTCGCCATATAAGCTTTATCCTGACGTAGAGTATTTCGATCTACAGTATTTTGCATCTCCACGAGGAATTAAGTCATACACGATTTATAAACAGGAGTTGGATAGATTGTCTCCTGAACATCATTTAGAGGACGTTAAAAAATCTTTAGAATTTATTGCAAAATTTTGTATTTCTAAACACATTTTTTTAGATGATTATGTTAATTATATAGATGGTAGTATTCATCCAGTATGGGTCTACCATCTAAAAAACAACAACATAAACTTCTACTCTCTGATGGAGTTTCCTAACGTAATCAATTACATTAGCGATATTCCAGAAGAAGAGCAAGTCTTACTCTTGGGTAAGACCGTAGAAGATTTTTTTAAGTATAAGACAAACTATTTACATTCAAAGCTTAGAACATACTTGCGTGTAGCTCATGCAGGAGTTAGAGGATTTGTTGAAAAAATAGTAACTGACCACTTGAAAAAACCAAAACCTAATATATAATACTAACAATTAAAACCAATAAAACCTATGACATATACAAAAACATTATTCGACGAAATCAAAAACTCGTATAACAACGATAACAAAGGTGAGTCCTCATTCAAGGATATCATGAAGTTCGAATCAGGAAATACATATACTGTTCGATTAATCCCAAACATTGCAGAACCTCGCAAGACCATCTACCATTACTATCACCACTCTTGGACTAGTAAATCAACTAGACAGTTTGTAACCACATTATGTCCTTCTACCTATGGTGAAAAGTGTCCTATTGACGATTACGTTCTCAAGATTTACCGTAACGGTAGCGACTCTGAAAAAGAGGCAAACAAGCCAATTTCGAGAAAGGAGAACTGGATGGTCAACGTTTATGTTATCAACGATCCAGTTAACGGTGAAAATAACGGAAAGGTTAAAGTAGTCCGTTACGGTAAGGAACTGGATAAAATCATTCAGGCAGCAATCAGTGGTGATGACGCTGAAGATTTCGGAGCAGGTGTATTTGATCTTCAGAATGGTTGCACATTGAAGATCAAGTGTGAATCACGTTCATCGAAGGGTGATGGTAAGACAAAGTTTACTACCTATTCTTCTTCAAAATTTGTGTCAGCATCTAAGCTTGAGGAAATTACTGACGAGAAGCTTCAGGAAATCTATGCTAACTTGATTGATCTTTCTAAGTTCAATCGTAGAAAGACAACTGCTGAATTACAGAGAATGATTGATGAGCATTTCTTCTGCATTGTTGATACTAATAACAAGGAATCTTCTTCATCAGAAGAAGAAAAGGAAGAAACCCCTGTCGCAAATTCCGTTAAGGAATCTTCAACAGACTTTGAAACCGCGACAGTTGATGATACTACTGATGCTAAGTTAAAGGCACTGCTTGACGGGTTGACTTAATAAAATGGATACAGTCATGGACATGAGTGTTGAAGCATGTTGTGATCGATTGATTCTGCGTGTGCAACGCATCAAATTACTTCTCAATATTGATGTGCCAGATATCATTATGAATAATGAGATTCTAATGCTGAAAGAATATGCGGAAGATGTAGCCAAATTACAACGTTCTAACCCAACTGAACGTAAATAAAAACTTGACAGCTTTGGTTAAGTAGATAAATAATAAGTATGGAAGATGATAATATTGCAGCAGCGTTAATGGCAGGATTCACTAGTGCTCAATTAAAAGATATTGACAGGAATACTACCGTTCCTTTTAAGGAAGGGGCTGTAAATAGATTAAATCCAATGTCTTTCTTGAATGGAAAGGAAGATCAGACTAATACCGAAAGACAAAGAATTCAAGATCAAATCAATAAGGAGGCATTGGAGAGGTTTCCAATGCCTCCTCCTATCACTTCAGCCCCTGCGTCATCAAACGCTCCACAACAAGCTTCTGTGCCTCAAGGTGCGCCTGTTGCAGCGTTATCTAAGATTGATTCAGAATCTTTTAGGAAGATTGCAGAGGCATCTTTAATCTTCGCCAAGGCATTTGATAAAGTTAGTAATTCTTTATCAAAATGGCTTGAAAAAAAGACGAATGATGTTATATTGTAAGGATGAGTGAAACAATAAGTCTCGACAAAGAAATCTTTGTAGATAGATTTCTCAATCCTGTTTCTAAGTTAGCGGATAACATCGCTTTAAACATAGAAAAGGATTATATAACCACCATTTGCAACTCACAAAAAAGCAGTGTAGTTGTATATGCACGAATGGATGTGGATTTAGGTATTCCCAATCCCATAAAAATTAATCTACCAGATGTTTCAAAATTTATTCGGACGATGAACTGTATTGAGAAAACAAATCTCAAGCTGACATTGAACGATAATAACATAGCGTATACTGATGGTAACGATGTAAATTTTGTATACTACTTGTTAGAGGATGGTTATCTACCTAAATCTACGATGTTGCCAGAAAAAATTGATGCGATGGAATTTCATTCATCCTTCGATTTATCGATTTCCAAATTTAATGAAGTGATAAAGGGATGTGCTATTGTTACGGATGCAACAAAACTATATCTCTACACTAAAGAAAACGAAGTATATGCTGAGTTGAACGATAAGGAAACTCCGAATATTAATAGTATCACATATTTGATTTCGTCCTCGTATGAAGGAGAACCTCTTGAACCAGCACTTGCAATAAAACTTGAATCGTTGAGATTAATTGCAGGTATTAAAACCTCAAATATTAAAGTTCGATATAATCATAAGAATAAAGTTACAGTCTTTGAAGTAAAAGATGATGGATTTTCAGTAAAATTTATGATTTCGGCACTAGTTAAGTAGTTGAAATATAATACGAGACGGTTAAATTAATATAGTATGGCTAATAAATTAACTACATTGGGATATTTCCTTAAGAGACTTCGAGATAGTGGATATTATGCGTTCAAGTTGTTTGACGAATATCGTGAAGGGGATTGCCGCATATGGACAATTATGATCGATCCGAAAGTGTCTGCAATTATTTGTACAGCGTATTCAGGTGATCCTCAATTTGGAGATCAAGAACCATATCTTGAATTGAGTGACGGTGGACAATTCTTACCATCACGTTTAAAAATTAAAACCTTATCTTTCGAAGTGTTGATTGAACACCTTGTAAAATATGGAATTAATAATAAGGCTCCAAACTATAACAATAAGGGGAACGTTAAAAAAGATAAAAAGGCATAAATAGTTGTATATGCCTGATAATGGAGAAAACAAAAAGGGTAAGAAAATGACTAATAAGAAGAAAACGAAAAGCGTTAAAAAGCCATTATCTACTGTAACGGCTCAAGATGTTACTGAAAAGAAAACACCTTCAGCAATGCCTATCATCGATCCAGAAGTTCAAAAAGTTATTCAGCAAGCCTTCGTCCAGTTTTATGATAGTGTTTCAGCAGAAAACGCTCGAAAAGTAGACATGAATCATTTCCATAACATTTGTAAGGAGTATTTGAAATGCTATATTACAGTTGGTTATGATTTAAACGACAATCGAGTGTTTTTAATGCACTCAGAAAATGTTAAAGATAGGGATGCAATTCTAGAACACTTCCGTTTTGCCTTTTTTAACGTGATGAATAATCAAGTTAATGGTGGTGGAACTGGTGAAATGGAAGATATGTAATTTATAAAACTTTTACAACGCTGAAATGCTTTGTGAAAAATACTAAAAAAGGAGGACACACACACAATATGAATAATATGAATGCTTACCAGATTCGTTTGGAGATATTGCATATGGCACATAATGACGTTAGTTTTCAATGTCAAGAAAAACTACGAAGTTATCGTGACATGCATGGTGGACAAGCTGATGATGCGACTGTTGAAAAATACACGCCATCAACAGCAGAAGTTGTTAAACGTGCAGCAGAGCTATATAAGTTCGTAGGATAAAATCCTATAACTGTAGAATGTAAGGGGTTGTGATTAAGTTCACAACCCCTTTTAATTTTTATATAGGAGGTTAAGTAGTTTAAAATATGTCTGATGAATTAGCCAACCCCGATGATATCATTAATAGTAACCCTATCGATGAAAAACAATTTTACCGTGGTGATAAAAAACTTCCAAAAGAAGACGCACAGTTTAACTTTACTCCTGCAATGGTTAAAGAATTAAAGAACTGTAAGGATAATATTGTTCATTTTGCGGAGAATCATTTTACTATTGTTAATCTTGATAGAGGTAAAGAAACTATCGAACTTTATCCCGCCCAAAAAAAGGTTCTTAAAAGCCTTCAGAAGAACCGCTTCGTCGTTTTGTTAAGTTCTAGACAAGCAGGTAAATGTTTTATTGACAAAACTAAAATTAAGGTTAGAAGAACAGAAACTAATAATGTTGAGGAACTTACAGTAAAAGAGTTTTATGATCGTTTTTAACAACCCCCAAGCAGGATAATGTTTGATTTTATTGATTATATGGTTAAATATAATCATGAAGGAGAAATATTGTAGAGTTACTGGAAGAAAAATTACGGAATTTCAGAGTAAAACGTATGGATTATTTGCAGGATCATTAGTTAGGCACTTATATAAGAAAAATAAGAAAAATGTAGATCACACCATAGAAGACCTTAAGAAATATACTTTAGTTGAGGAATTAAATGCATATTTTGAAAACTGGAAAAGTGTGTCTCTAGCACTAACAACTCAAAACATCGAAAATAAGAAAGAAATATATAATAAATACTTTTTAGAAGGTTCTAAGTGTTCTTTAATAGATTGTGATAAAAAAGTTCCGTATGAACATATTAGGAGAGGAGCATGTTGTATAACACATTCAAATCAACAATTTAACATAACATCTGGAAAATTTAATATTGATGATTATAAATTTAGGTGTTTGGAGTGTGATATGAAATATGCAAATAAGGCACATTTAACAAGTCACATCACAGAAACTCACGGATCGGACGAAGAATACTATTTAAAACATTTTAATGGTGAAAGAGGCAAATGTTTATGGTGTTATAAAGACATGAAATTTAACAATATTTGGGAAGGATATGACAGCTTTTGTTATAATACGAGTTGTAACATAAACTATTATAATAAAAACCATAATAGACACTGTTGCGGAGAAGGAATTAGCAAAGGTCAGAAAGAATCACAAAACATGCCAAATCAATTAGGATATTGGATAAAAAAAGGATATACAGAAGATGGAGCTATATTGAAAATAAGAGAAAGACAAACTACAAATTCGGTAGATGCCATAATGAAAAGAGAAAAATGTGATATTTATGAAGCCACTGAAAAAAGAAAAAATATTACTAGTAAATGGCTGTCATCCCTTCCGACTAAAAGTTATTCCAACATATCACAAGAATTGTTTTGGAGTATATATATGATAATCAAAGAAGAATATTTAGATATTTTCTTTGCTACTTTAAATGAAAATAAGTGTCTAGAAGATGTTGGGAAAAATTATGAATATAAAGTTAAAACCGATAAAACGATACGATCATTGGATTTTTATATAAGGGATGTGAACAAGGTTATAGAATTTAATGGAGAATATTGGCATTCTGAAAGAAATATTAGAGGTAAATATACTATTGAAAGAGATATTGAACGTGAGAAAGAAATAAAGAAAACTTTAAATTGTTCGTTTTTTATAGTCAACGAAAAGAAGTATAATGCGAACAAGCAAAAGGTTATCGATGACTGTTTAGATTTTATACGTAATGGTTAATTAGCATATGGACAATAATAAGTTTATAAACTCCTATAAAGTCGAAGATTATGAAGTGTGGACAGAAAATGGATGGGTGGACATTCAAGAAGTTCATGAAACAATTCCTTTTGATGTGTGGAGGTTAGAAACAGACAACTATTTTTTGGAATGCGCCGATGAACATATAGTAATTAATGGTAGGGGAGGAGAAGTATATGTTAGAGATTTGAAGATAGGGGATGAAATCATAACAGAAACAGGAATAGAAAAAGTAAAATCGGTTGTTAGATTAGATGTTCCTCCTCAAAAAATGTATGATATTTCCATTGATTCAGAATCTCACACATTTTTTACAAACGGAATATTAAGTCATAATTCAACATTAGCCACTATATTTGCCCTTTGGATTTGTTGTTTTACTTCAGATCAAAACATGTTAATTGTGGCAAATAAAGAGGATACCGCCATATCAATATTTAGCCGTATTCGATTGGCATACGAGTTACTTCCGAATTATTTAAAACCTGGTGTGAAGGAATATGGTAAGACTGCTATGGTTCTAGCCAATGGTAGTGCTATTAGAGTAAGCACAACCACATCTTCAGCCGCTAGGGGTATGTCGATAAATGTTTTATTTATCGATGAAGCAGCGCACATAGATTCTCACCTGCTCGAAGAGTTTTGGAAGTCTGTTATTCCTACTATATCTTCGGGAAAAAAGAGTAAGATTTTCATGGTAAGCACACCAAATGGAATTGGAAATAAGTTCTATGAAATGTATAGTGGTGCAGAGAAAGGCACTAATGGGTGGACTAATGAGAAAATTGATTGGTGGGATGTGCCGGGCCGTAATGAGAAATGGAAAAAGGACATGATCAACACCCTCGGCTCCGAAGAATCGTTTGCACAAGAGTTTGGTAATGTGTTCCTTGATTCTGCTACTGCTGCTGTAGGTTTTAATGTCATTCAGGATTTTAAAGAACAAAAACGTTTACCTATTTGGAAAAGTGAGGATGGAACTTATAGAGTTTATGAAAATCCTGATAAAAACAATTTATATGTTATTGGGTGTGACGTTGGAGAGGGTGTTGGTAGAGCATCATCAACTGCACATGTTCTAAATGTCACAGATTTGACCAAGATAACACAGGCAGCAGTATATGGGTCAAATACCATAGAACCATATCATTTCGCTAATAGACTGGTCAATCTGTGCGGTTCTTGGGGCAATCCTCCTTTATTAATTGAAAGAAATAATTGTGGTGCTCAGACACTGGATGCACTGGCTCACAATTTATTATATGAGAAAATTGTGAGTTATGGAAAGGTAGGTCAAACAGGAGACTATAAATCAACAAAAGGCATGGGGGTTTTCAGTCATAATAACATACGTTTCAACGCTGTTAGTAATTTGAGATATTGGATCAATTTCTTGCAAGTTGTAAAGATATATGACATGCAAACTATTTCAGAATTGGAAACGTTTATCAGGTTTCCGAATGGGGTATATCGTAAAAAGGGTGAAAAATATTATGACGATTATGTAATGGGGTTGGTTTGGTCTTTGTTCATGCTAGAAACCGATCTATGTCAACAATATTTTAACATCGATGAACATGATGATCAACAGAAGCCTTTAAAAATATCTAGAAATGATTATTACGAAAATGATTCAAGTTTATATTCGTTGAAAGACTTAACTAATGGAAATGTGATTATTCCATCTGGCTACGATATTTCAGTTAAGAAATATACTTCCCTAACAGGAGACTTAAACCTAGAGGATGACCTAGATATTGACGATTTAATTGACTTGGGTTATACAATATATCGTCCGTAATCATTAAGTAATAATGATGGCCGATAATGTAAATCCCACTCAACAATCTGTATTAAACAAGGCAAGTAAAGATAAATTTTTACTAGTTTTGGATATTCCACTTGTTTTGAGAGGTTCTGCCCCAAATGTTCCAGCCATACAAAACATAAATCCTATTCAGTATACGATTTTTGGCACAGTAGTTCCAGACATTAGAGTTCCAACCATTCCTATTCCATTTGGAGGGCAGACTTTAAATGTTACAAGTTATACTCGTCCCAATTATGATCCTTTTACAGTCAATTTTGTAGTTGATAACTCGTTTGTCAACTATTCTATACTTTGGGCATGGTTGAATGTTCTAAATACCGCTAATGGCAGTATTTATGGAGGAAATCTAGCAACTCTTCCAAATAGCACTATCCCTGAATATGCTAGTAGTTTTTCAGTTTATGCACTTAACGAATATGATCAACAGGTAGCACAATGGACGTATTCAAATGCTATAATAACAGGTTTGGGACGCATTGATTATAACTATCGTGACATTGCTTGGGTAGAATCAACAGCCACATTTCAGTTTAGTAAGGTGGATTTTAACCTAATTGATCCACCCTTAACATAAAATTAGTCAAAGTTGAATAAATAATGTATATAATATGAGGACAATTAATTCGCCTGGAATACAGATCACAGAAATAGATGATTCAGCAATTACACAAACAGTTGTAGGAACCAACATCTATTTGATGGGATATGCGTCCCAAGGCCCAACGGACGAAGTTTTGAGTATTTCATCTATATCAGAGCTTCAAGACACTTATGGAACCCCACAAACTGCTGCCGAAAGATATTTCTACTATGCAGCAAATCGTGTTTTAAATTCTGCTGGTAACTTATACACTTCCCGCATGCCTTATGGTTCGGGGTCTGGTAGTGCATTTTCAGACAAATATAGTGCATTATTCTATCCAGTAGTTTCTTCTGGTGGTGGATTTGTCATCGGAACACCTAGCCAATATACTTTGGATGATGCTGACTATCAAGCAATTATTCAGAACAATTTTAATTGGGTTTCTACGGCAATACAAACTTCAGCAGAACCAGTGGCAACATGGGACGGACAGAACATGAATGCAGGGTTCGTTATCATTAACGAAAGTCAGACAATTATAGATGATGCCTTCCAAGGATATTATGTATCTTTGGCTGACAACACTGGATTTGGGCCAGATACAAGCTTCACAGCGGTTACAGCAGTTTATAGTTTAACAGCAGTGGGTGATAACACCAATAACTGGTATCAAATACCAAACTCCTTCTTGGCTTTCAACCTTTCTGGTTCAAATTTAGGAGGAAGTTCAAACAGCATTTCGGAATTGATTGAATCAACTCCACTATTTAACTTTGCTGATCCATATTTCAGCGATAGCTTGATTTTAAACTTGTTCAAAGTAAGGTCTTCGATCTATACTCCTGAATTATTATCAATATCTTTGGTTGAAACATATATCGGGTCTTTGGATGCCACTAAAGTAACTGCATCTTCCCAAGGTGGAACACAACGCTCATTCTATCTTGAAAATGCGGTTAATCAACAATCTTCAAACGTTCAGTTGTTCGTAAACCCTGCAATTTCAACTCAAACACAGTGGACTAATTTAAGCTCAATAAATCCAAATTATACTGTTACAGTTGATGGAAACACTAACGCACTATTTGCAGAAGGTGTTTATACTCCAGCTAACGTAGGATCAGACTCGAAGAACGTTGGTAATATTGTAACCAAATTGGAGAGAGGATTATCCTTAGTTGAAAATCCTGACATCATCAACTTAGATGTTATTATCGATGCAGGGTTAACTACTATGTTTGCTAATACTTCTGGTGGTGGAGTATATGATGATAGCTTATATTATGATATTACTCAATTACAAGACCCAAGTTCAAGCTACATACAGAATTGGAGTGCAGTATATAACATGTTTGCAGATTTCGTAAGTGAAACAAGAAAAGATTGTATGGCAATTGTCGATCCTTTGAGACAGACATTCATTAATGGTAAGAACTCTAAGGTTCTGTCTGTTGCAGGAAACACCTTTTCACAGAATATTTACACTCCATTGAATAATACTTTTGCAGGTGCTGACTGTAACTACATGGCAACATACGGAAATTGGGTGCAAGTATACGATCAGTTCAGCGATTCTCAAGTTTGGCTTCCATTCTCTGGATTTGCTGCTGAAATTTACGGCAATAATGACAGCGTAGCATATCCTTGGTTTGCACCTGCTGGTCTTAACAGAGGAATTGTTACTGGAATTACTGATATTGCATTCAACCCAAATCAGAAGCAGAGAGATTTCTTGTATACGATTTCAGTTAATCCAGTTGTATTCTTCCCATCTGATGGATACGTCGTGTATGGTCAGAAAACCTTGCAGAAGAAACCTTCGGCATTTGATCGTGTTAACGTTAGAAGATTGTTCTTAGCATTAGAGAAGGCAACAATGCAAACACTGAAGTATTTTGTATTTGAACCAAATACACTATTCACCAGAACACAGGTTGTTAATGACCTTACACCAATCTTTGAAAGTGCTAAAAATACTGAAGGGGTTTATGACTACTTAATAGTATGTGACGAAAGGAATAATACACCAGACACAATTGATTTAAATGAGTTACATGTTGACATTTATATTAAACCAGTTAGGGCTGCGGAATTTATCCTAGTGAATTTCATAGCCACTAGAACATCTGCAAACTTCCAAGAGTTGATTGGATAAGTTAAACTATAACTAAAATATAAAAAGGGTTTAGATAATAATCTAAACCCTTTTTGTTGTAGATTTTTAATTGAAGGGTGATAATTATAGTAAATGACATCTACTTTATCAAAGCCTTTACATATAGAACTGGTAAACGAATATCGTAATAAATATAAACAATTTTTTATGAGGGAACTGTTTAAAGATTTTACTTTTTTACGAAATGATTTACTTGAATTTAAAGAGAAAAATAAATTAAATATTAAAAATGCCTCGCAATTATTATATCATTATGTGAGTGATTTGAAGTCTTATCCAAAATGTAAATCGTGTAATACCGAGATTTTTACGTTTGGAATTAATAGAAAATGGAGCTACAATACATATTGTTGTAAACGATGCACATGTAAAGATAAAGAACTTTTAAGAAAGAGAGGAGTCACTAAAAGACTTTTAAATTATAGTGCAAGAGATCACCAAAATATCTTGATAAAAGATGCGTTAAATTCCAGTATAGATAACATAGAGGAAGAAGATATAAAAAAATATATAGAACATCGATCACTTAACGATTTAAAAGTTCATTTTTTATATAAAAAACCTGTATGGTATAATTATATAATAAAAAAATACGCGGAAAATTTCAATGAGGGAATATTTCTAATGTTGAATAAAGATACAACATTAACGTGTAAACATTGCAATTGTAAGTTACATTTTATATCTCACAATAAAGGGTATGGGTCGTGTAAAAACGTGGAATGTGTTAAACTATCTAATAAAATAAATAAACAGATTAGAAATAATATGAATGTAAATATACTATCTCATGAAGATACGTTAAAAGGTGTGGATGCCTGTATTAAAACAACTAGTTCTAAATCTTTTTATAATACAATTTTCAATACAAATATACAACTATTTAAAAGTATAGAGCACTATACTAATTTTATATACAGAGATATAATAAAATTTAATGAAAGGATTTATTTATTGCATAATAGATTAACCAAAGTTCCTATTTGTGAAGAATGTAATACTAAAAATGCAAGGTTCAATACTTTTGAGATAGGATATTCAAAATGTTGTGGTATACGGTGTTCTGCAAAAAATAACGTTAAGAGGAATAGAAGTAATATACTAATATCTTTACGAAGTAAAAATTATGATTTGTGGGTAGAAAAAATGAATGGCCGACAAGAAAAGATAATATCAAATAAAGAATATTTTTTAGATACAGGAGTAATAAATTTTGAATGTTCTCGTTGTGAATATAAATATTGTAGAGATATTGCATTTGATGTTAGATGCCCTAAGTGTAGTAAAAGAGATATATCCAAACCTGAATTCGATATGCTAGAATATGTTCGAGAAAACATAGACTGCGAAGTAGTATCGAATAGTAAAAAGGTTATTCCCCCTTTAGAATTAGATATATACATCCCCAATAAACAGGTAGCTATAGAATTTAATGGATTATATTGGCATAGTAATGATAGATTAGATAAAAATTATCACATTAATAAATCTACCATGTGTGATCTTTCAGGTATTCAATTAATTCATGTTTTTGAGAACGAATGGATAACTTCTAAGGATATAGTTAAATCTATTATTCTTAGTAAATTAGGAGTTTATAAATATAGGATGTATGCCAGAGACTGTATAGTTAAAGAAATTTCTACTAAAGAAAAGGAGAAATTCTTAGAATGTAATCATATACAAGGAAACGATAAATCTACATATAAGATAGGACTTTTTAATAAGAATGGAGAGTTATTATCCGTGATGACGTTTGGTAAAAGGAAAATAACCGGAGCTAAACCTTCATTAGAATTGATAAGGTATTGTAGTAAGCTTAATTACACTATTGTAGGAGGAGCATCTAAAATGTTTAAATATTTTATTAGAAAGTATAATCCTGATAAAATTATAAGTTATGCTAATAAAAGATATAGCGATGGAAATTTGTATAATAAATTAGGGTTTAAATTGCTTAGATTATCTCCTCCCAATTTTTGGTATTTTAAAACTAGTAATATATGTAAAGTGTATCATAGAGTTGGTTTTCAAAAACATATGTTGAGTAAGAAATTAGGAGAATCGTATAATCCTAATAAAACTGCTGATGATAATATGAAAGATTGTGGATATTTGAAAATATATGATTGTGGAAGTTATGTTTTTGAGTGGAATGCAAACAAAAATTAATTATTTGAGATAAATAATATTATATGGGACAAAACATTTCAGATTTTTATACGGTAGCGCAACAGAAAGACTTTGCGCGTCAATTTCAATTCAGGTTGCTACAGTTAGGGCCAGTAGTGTTATCTGAAGATGAGTTAGTTTATGTAGAGTCGGCATCCCTCCCTGGTCGATCAATTAACAACATTCAAGTCCCTTTTATGGGGTTGAATTTTAACGTTCCAGGGACTGCTCAATACCCTGATTCAGCAGGATTTGCAGTTACCTTTAGATGTGATTCGAACTATGATATTAGAACATTGTTAGAAAATTCAACATTTGACACTTTTGATGATAGCACTAGCACTGGTAATTATAACATTGGAGCAGTAGCTTCAGTTATTGATATGATTCTAATGAATAAGCAGAACCAACCAATCAGAGACTATAAAATGTTTGGTGCATATGTCATGAATATTGGTAGTTCCCAATACAATATTGGTGATGCAGGAACTATTGTTACGGTTCAATCTACTTTGGCATACCATTATTGGAGAAGCTCTCAAGTAGGACAGGGTTACTAACAATTTTAGCCATAAGTAATTAATATGGCAACACCTATAGCAACAGGAGAATCTACGTTTACTGGACAGGTAGGGTATTTCTTCGCTAGTATACTAACTGAACCTGCTGGTGCTTTACCTAAAGGTGCTCAATGGATTATTACTTTTGATGGATTCCCTTCTGTAATATCGAAAGTAGCAGACTTTGACCCAAATTTTGCAGGTAAATGGAATATTGAGAACGCTTATAATTCATTGGCTACAAACGATACCTTCTTTAAGATTAAGGGATGTATGTTTGCTTATGCGGTTAGACTCCCAGGGGAGGCTTTTCAGATATCCAATGAAGGCATTCAATATGGTGGATTGTTACGTCCAAGTATAAGTAGAGGTCGATCAGATAGAGAAAATTTAACAATTGATTTCTTTGATAACAATGTCAGCTTTGTGGAAAACGTTGTTAGACCTTGGGTTATAGTAACATCGTATCTAGGAATGGTTGCATATCCTAAAGGAAGCACTTATGACTATAGAACAAATGCTACTTTTTATAAATTGGGGGTGGTTAGTAGAGATTTACCACCATACATTCGTCAAACATTTAGTTTCTATGGCGTATGTCCTATAAGTGTAGGTAATGAAGAATATAACTATCAACCAGTTACTTCACCGCATATTCGACAATCAGAATTTGTTTATAATTACTACACAGTTGATTCTAGCGGTGATATATTGACTTGATTTTTAGATTAAAACAATTAAATCGTTATTGTGAGTAACTTTGTAAATATATTAGACATTTTTGGGAGAGATGTTTATGTAAGAGAAATCCTTCTAAGTGATTATAGAGTTCTTTTAAAATCTCTATTAGGAGATATACCCAACCCAAAAGTTGCTTTTACGAACGTTCATAGAATTTTAATTGAATATACAGATTTATCACTTACAGAAATAGAGAATTTAGATTTTGTAGACTTGTTTATCATACTTATAAACGTAAGAAGTATAAGTTTAGGGAACACTCTTAGGTTAAACATGTTAAATGAGAACGCGAACACTACAATTACATTGGATATTGATCATGTTTTGAATATTTTTTCAAATATTAAAGTGGATTTTTTAAAGGAATCCACTTTAATACATGAAGAGTATGAGATGACATACAGACTTCCGACAGTTATAGAACTTTTATCGTTTCAAGAACTGAAAAGTGGGGATATAGATTATTCAGTATTTATTGAATCAATAGCTTTTATGAACAAAGGGGTTATTACTATTGATAAGAATATTAGTGTTAAGGACAGGAGCAGTATCTTTAGCCGACTTCCTGCTAAATGTTCTTTGAAAGTGTTCAAGAAGATTAAGGAGTTGTGTGAGGATATGAGTAAGATAAACGTGTTAAAAATCTTGAATAATCCAGCTATTTCGGATAATTATGTTATACCAATAAATATAGAGATTAATAATTTAGCCTTCATATTGAAGCTTTTATTTTCCGATGATTTAATGAGTATGTATCATAATATATACGAGTTGTCCAGTAAGATATCAGCAGACTATTTAGATAAATGCACAGTTGGTGAGTATGGAGTATACTTGAAAATGTTAGATAATCAAATAAAAGAACAAGCAGCAGCACAAAAAGAACAAGAACCCGCTACAATTGGAGATAGAATTAATGAAGATGCCTTATTTGGCGGTGACATCCCAATAACAAATAGTGAATTTACCCCTTAATTAATAGTATTTAATATCTTTACATATTTTATTGTTTTTCAAGTAAAAATAACACAAAATATGATAAATATAATTAGATGCAAGGATATATTAAATTGTCTAAATGGGCTAAATTACATGATTATAGTTATCGTGGAGCATTTGTTCGTTTTCAG